CCATGCAGCGCCCAGCCTGTCGTCGTGCCGAGATCGAGCGCCAGCAATGTGCGCTGGCCGGTAAACGCGGGCGGCACATTTCGGACGGCGTTCTGATTGGGGTTGGTCATGGTCTGGTCCGCCATGGGCTTTCTCCTTTTGTGATTGGCTGCTCGAGGGGTGGAACGGGTCAGACTGCGACCCGAGAAATTGCCCAGGGGTAGGTGGTGGCTCTCCCCGCCTGTAGCGGGGAGGACACCTACCCCTTTAGGGGGGACTTTTCTGAAATCTGAAATCTGGCGTAGGACACTGATTTTGTTGGCCAAATCCAGATTGCGGAGCAGATTTCGGAAACACCCTCCCGAAATCTGGAAAGGACCTTCCAAACCCCTGAAACCAAATGGAAAAAGCCAGATTCCAGATTTCAGCAGGATTTCAGATTTTGCAAAATCTGGCCAGATTTCGGAATTTGGACACCAGATTTCGGGAGGCGAAACTGCGTGCTTCATCATGCGTCCTCCGCCTCGCGATAGACCCAGACGGACGGGTTTTCGACGGGCAGGACGGCACCGGTCTGTGGACATTTGTAGTGGCTGGGCAGGACGTCGATCAGCTCCGGTGTGACCTCTCCGGTGCCTGGATCGACATGCTCCCGGCTGGTTGCAAGACGCATGGTCTCGACGCAGAGATAGCCGTATTTGCTCCGCTCGGTCGCCAGATCCAGCGCTGTCGCAGCGGCCCCGCGGACGAACTTCACGTACCCTTTCGTGGTCAGCACATTCAGCCGTTCGCGGATGATAGACTGCCCGCCAAGACCCCCGGTGTTCTCAAAGGTCTCAGCGAAATGGGTCATCGTGTACATCCGACCCTGAAGGGCCTCTTCATAAAGCAGGCCGCAGATCACCTCGCCCTTGCGATCCCGCTCCGCATCGTGCTTCGCGCCGACGTCCTGGCGCACCAGACGCTCGTTCATTGGGTTGATCTCGACCCATTGGCCGCCGACCTTGTCGATCACCTTTGGCGGCAGCGCGGGGCCATTGCGCAGCTCGATCTCCAGTTTTCGTTGCGAGCATTCCTCGTCGGGCCGGTGCAGGATCAGGCCAGAGGTATAGAAGCCACGCAGAGCACTGGCGCCGGAAAGCGCGAGGAAGGGATCGTCCTTTACCTGCTGCTTGCTGAGCTTCTTGGTGTGGTGGATCAGGATGACCCCGCAGTCGGGGTCGATATGGTCGCGCAAAACCTCGACCCGTTCCTTCAGGAAGAACATCATGGAGGAGTTGTCGTTTTCGCCGCTGCCATCGGGCCCGCCGTCGAAGAGGTTTCGGATCGGATCGACGCAGAGAATGTCGGGCGGTGCCTCCGGGAACGCGTTTTGCACGGCGCGGGCGACCCGCACGCTGCCCTCGGTGTCGAGCAGCATCTTGAGTTTCGGCGTAGCGACAAAGGTGTCGCGCGCGGCCGCCAGCACCTCCGGCGGCAGAGCGATCTGCTTCAAGCGTTCGCGCAGATAGTGGTACTGGATCTCCGCCTGCAGATAGAAAATCCGCAGCGGCCGTGGCGGTGTGAAGCCGAGGAACGGCACACCAGCGGCCATGTGGACGAGCCAGGAGATCAGCAGGTCGCTCTTACCGACCTTCGGCGCGCCGCCCAGCACCAGCAGTCCGCCAGGCGTCAACACACGCGGCGCAATGATGTCCTGCGGCATGGGGCTCTGGTCATCCAGAAGCACGCCGAGCGTAAAGGCGGGCATCTCCTGCGGCCCCGGTGCGCCGGAATCCAGCCGAATCAGCGGCGGTCCGTATTTCTCGACATGGCGTTCCCAGAGCCGCTCGGACTCGCGCTTGAGCCGTTCGACCGGCCACTGCGGCCGCAGCATCGCAGCGTTGTAGCCGCAGATGCCTTCCCAGCCCTCGTCCTTGGTCATCCGGCCCTCGTGGACCATGCGTATGAAATGCCCGATCGCGGCGGATGCGCCCTCGAAACGGGACCAATCATCCTGCGCCCCCTCGCGCACCGGGGTGACCAGCACATCGTCCATGGCGGGTTTGTCGGGATGGGTGAACTCGGGCTGCAAGGACACGCCCGGCGCGGGCGGCATGTCGGTCACCGCCTCGATGAACTCGGCCAGATCGCGCTCGCGGTCGGCGTTCAACTCGACTATCCGCACCTGCGTTTTCAGGCTGTTCTTGTAATAGACAGAGCCTGCCACCCGGATCGGCTGGTGAGCCGAGCGGAAATGCATATCGCCGCCGACCTTCGCGGCAATGTCCCCGCGCAGGCGGCAGACACGGCGAATGTCATCGCCCTCGGCAGGCTCGGTCAGCGCCCACCAGACATGGGCTTTCCGCTGGCCCTCCGGTGTCACGCCACCGCTTTCCACCACCATGGTCGGTGCGCCGAGATGGCGTTCCAGGTGGGCGCGCTTGGCGGCAATGTCGCCGGTGTCGAGATCGACAACCACGGTCTGCATCTGCAGGATTTCGGCGGCTTTGGCCTGACCGGGTGCGGCCACGGTGCCGGGGATCACATAGACCGCTGCGCCTTCCCGTGAGGCCCATGTGGCGAAGGTTGCCGTCTTATCAGGGGCGGCCTGATCCGCCTCCAGCCAGATGTTGTGTGGGCGGCCGTCGATGCCCTGACCCTTGTCGATGAAACTGCGCACCGGGATCAGCCCATCGCTGTAGCCGAAGACGACCTGCATGAACTGGGCGATCTGCTCGGGATCAGGCTCGTCGCCGAAGACGTCGATCTGCGGAGCGGCGTCGTTGAAGTCACGCCACGGATTGAAATGGACGATGTTTTCCTTGGGTGTATCGGGCGTCGTGTCGTCGCGCATGGGTGTGTCCTGGTCGGGGTCTGATGGGTCGGTGGGCTCGTCGGTCATGCAGCCAGGCTCCAGCACCGCTCGGCGTGGGCGCAGAACCGGCATTCGAAGAAATCCCGGTTGGCGGCGATGCGCGGAAGCAACTCGCCCGCGTCGTTGGCCTGCAGGATGTGCACCGCCCGGTCGGACATGCGCTGCGCGAGATCGGCATCGAAGGGGACGAGCTCATGGTACAGCTCGGCCGTGTCCTTGTTGATCGCGGTGAACAGCGCCGGTGCAACTGAGACCCCCGGCACCGAGGGCTCCATGTAGGCCTGGTAGATCGCAATCTGGGCGGCATAGACGGGCTTTGAGACAACAACCCCATCCTTGACGCAGGCGCGCCAGTTCTTCGCGTTCATGGTCTTGCATTCCCAGAGCGCAGGAACGCGAATGCCAAGCGCCGCCGGGGCATCGGCGATGATCCCATCGACATGGCCTCGGATGCGACCGCCCGCGACCGAAAAGCCGAACTGGCCGCCATCGCGTTTTTGGGTCACCAGATCGATCCCGGCCGCGCGCAGCCAGCGGATCGCCAGATCCTCGAGTTGATGACCAATCGCGAAGATCCGCAGCGTCTGCCCGCCGAAGTCGGCACCCTCATCCTTGGGCGCACCGGCGAACTCGAACTGAAGCGCGCGTTCGCAAGCATGACCCAAGCGGGATGCGCCGAGATAGGTCCTGGGCGGCGTGGCCTCGCGCTCGGCGATGATTGCAGCGTCGACCAGCGCGTTGATCCGCTCGGCCGTCGACGGGCGATGATTGAAGTCCAGTATCAAAACGGCACCTCTGGTGTCTGGGCCCGGGCGATGTCGGCCATGGCCTCGCGAAAACCCTCGACGGCCTCCTCGATCAGGGCGCGCACCTGTGCCTCGCTCAGATCCGCGAACGCGGTCTGCCAGCCGATCTCGTCCATCAGCAGCGCGACGCGTTTCATGGTGGCGGTGATGGCGGCGCGCTCTTCTTCGGTCAGGTCAACCATGGCAAAACGCTCCCGCGCCAAACGCGTCCAGAAGCCTTGGCAGGGCATCGAGCAGAACCAGACCGATGGCCGGGGCTGTTTCGATCGAACCGGATCGCGCCAGCCAAAACCACGGGTGGGCTGCCGGCAGACAGCACAGAGCGTTCCACGCGGATGCCAGAGACGACGCCGCTCCTCGGCTGTGATGGGGATTAGTGGTTTCATGGGTCATGCCGCACTCCGTTCGGGACCAGCCACCGCGTTTACGGCCGCATGGATGGCTCGCTTGTTGAAGCCGAAGGTCATCAATGCCGAGGCGCGATAGCGCGTCAGGCCAAAGTCGTGGCGACACTCGGGAGGCAGGTATTTCAGCTGCTTGTCCGTCGGTGGCTGGCGCAGCCATCCTCGCGTCTTGAAGGCGCTTTCATCACTCTCATGGGTGTTCAGCCAGTCATCAGCCTGCGCGAGGCAGACGGTGCGTTCGCCGACGCCCAACAAGCGTGGCCGCTCGCCCTTGGCCCCGCCGATGGCGTACCAGACTCCGTCCATCCAGAAGATACCGCCCCAGGCCGTGAAGCCGGTGGCCATCAGCGCGTCGTCCGTCCCGAAAAGATCGACCCATGCGAAGCTGGAGCGTTTCAGCAGGTCGATTTCGGTCATGACAAAGCCTGATAGCGGAGCGGCATCCGCGCCCGCTTCGCCTTCGTCCTGCGACAACATCTCACCGCAAAGCGGGCATTCGGTGGCCGCGAGCGGAATCTCCGCCGCACAGGCCGGGCAAGATTTGGTTGGGGCTTCACCGATGCCGGTCTTGCCATCCAGATCGACATCCTGTTCCAGCGTGCCGTGGATCAGGCTCGACGTCCCGAAATCCAGCACCACGCAATCGGTCTTGACGATGCCGGGGTGTTCCGCCGGATCGACGGTGCGCAGGCCCCGCCCGACCATCTGGATCATGGTGGATTTGTAGGAGCTGGGGCGCAGCAGCACGACGCAGGACGTCGGCGGATGATCCCAGCCTTCCGTGAGCACCGAAACGTTAACGATCACGCGTGTCTTGCCTGCCGCGTAATCAACCAGGATGGCCTTGCGCGCCTCGGAAGCCAGATCACCATGGATCAGCGCGGCCGTGATCCCCGCGGCGCAGAATGCCTCGGTCACATGGTCCGCATGGGCGACGGTTGAACAGAAGACGACCGTCTGACGGTCGCCTGCCTTCTCACGCCAGTGGCGGATCACCTCGTCGGTGACAGGCGCGCGGTCCATGATGTCCGCCACCTCGGTCATGTCGAAATCGGCACTGGTCTTGCGGACCGACTTCAATTCCT